ACAGATTATTCAACTAAGCCAGCAGTTCAGGAAGCAAGCCTCATGATCAGCGTGGCTATCTGGCAAGCACGTCAAGCACCAACAGGTCAAGGCGTAAGCATTGACGGCTACGCACCAAGCCCTTACACCATGTCTAATCAGCTCATGGCTCGCGTTCGTGGCTTACTAGCACCATTCCTAAGCCCTAACTCAATGGTGGGCTGATGCCAGCGATAACCACCCTTCGAGCTTCTATAGCCTCGGCACTTACTGACAATACCAAGTGGAGCGTGTTCTCGTTCCCACCTGCTACGCCTATTGCTAACAGCGTTATTGTCAGCCCTGCTGATCCATACATAACGCCTACAAACAATGACCGCACATCAGTCGCGCCATTAGCCAACTTTACTATTACTATCCTTGTGCCATTACTGGACAACCAAGGAAACCTCGCAGGCATCGAGGATGACATCATTAGAGTCTTTCAACTCTTGGATGCATCGAGTATTGCCTTTAATGTCGGCAGCGTAAGCAGCCCTAAAGTTCTCAATCTACCAACAGGCGATTTGCTCTCGGTAGATTTGAGCCTTTCAACACTAACGGAATGGAGCTAATCGAATGGACGATTGGACAAAGGAACAAGCCGACTTCCTAAAGAAAATCGGTCAGCTTCCACCAGCAGCAGAACCAAAGCCAGCAACTACTAAGAAAGACGAGGAATAATCCAAATGGCTGTATTTCTAAACAACAATGTAGGCGTGAAGATTAACTCTGTCGATCTATCTGCTTACGTCACATCAGTAACCCTCAACCGCAGCTTCGATGAACTCGAAGTAACTGCGATGGGCGATTCAGGACACAAGTTCGTCAAGGGTCTAGAAGCATCTTCTATCACTATTGACTTCCTCAACGACACAGCAACAGGAACAGTTCTTCCTACTTTGCAAGCCGCATGGGGAACAAACGTAACAGTAGTCTTGCTACAGACAAAGGGAACTGCTGTATCAGCAACCAACCCTCTGTACACCGCTACCTGCCTTATCAACAACACCACAGACATCAACGGCGCAGTCTCCGACATCGGAGTACAAAGCCTTACATTTAACGTCTCTGGTACAGTAGCAGTAGCCACAACAGGCACATTCTAATAAGGAGATAAAGGGCTATGGCAAAACTCAAAGTAACAAGGGCTGACGGACAAGTGCAGGAGTTTGAGATAACTCCAGTCTTGGAGTACAGCTTTGAGAACTACGCCAAGAAGGGCTTTCACAAAGCCTTGATTGAAGATCAGAAGCAGTCAGACGTTTACTGGCTGTGCTGGGAAGCAATTAGACGTTCGGGTGAAACAGTCAAGCCTTTTGGCGAGGACTTCCTTGCCACTCTCAAGAGTGTCGAGGTCTTAGAGTCTGACCCTTTAGGTTAGATCGGAACTCCCTCACCTATCTCGCAGCTCGATTGAGTTATGAGTATGGAGTTCCGTTCAACTCCATCGTGGAACTTCCTACGATGGCTTTCAAGGCTCATGTACAGGTATTAAAGGACATAGCAAAGGAGCAGAGCGATGCCAACAAAAATCCAAGGCGTAATCGCTTATCGTAAAGCCCTTCGCCAGTTTGAGCCTGACCTAGCCAAAGAAACAACTAAAGAGATAACTGCCTTCCTTAAGCCAGTAGTTAAGGATGCTCGCGGTTACTTACCATCAAACGCAGAAGCTCCAAGCGGATGGTTGAAGCGTCCTAACGCTAAAGGTCGCTGGGCTAATCGTTATTACGATGCCACAATTGCACGCCGTAGCATCAGCTACAAGACAAGTCCTAGCAAAGCCAATCGTTCAGGCTTTCGCGCTTTGGCATCTATATTTAATAAAGGCGCTGCTGGCGCTATCTATGAAACTGCTGGACGTAAGTCTGGAGTAACTGGCAAGTTCACACCTAAACTCGGTGGACAACTAAAGGGCGATAAGCCAAAGATGACAGGTCGCGCAATCTTTAGAGCCTTCGAGGAAGATCAAGGCAAAGCCACAGCAGGAGTAATTAAGGCTATCGAGCGTTCAGCCGCTAAGTTCAATGCAAAGGTTAAAGGATAATGGCAGACTTAAGAGTTGATATAGCGGCGGAGTTCGTAGGCAAGAAGGCGTTTAAGGATGCTGACAATGCAGCCCTTAGACTAGATAAGACAATTAAAAAGCTAGGGCGCACCCTTGGCGTTACCCTTGGCGCTTCTGCCATCATTGCTTACAGCAAGGCATCAGTTAAAGCCTTTTCTGATGACGAAGCCGCAGCTCGCAGACTATCCAGCGCAGTCGATAACCTTGGGCTTTCTTTCTCCAAGGTACAGGTTGCGACCTTTATATCAGACCTAGAGCGCACAGCTTCTATTGCCGATGACGTTCTGCGTCCAGCCTTTCAATCTTTGCTCAACATAACTGGATCACTTACCAAGTCTCAAGAGCTCCTTAACAATGCTATTCAGATTAGCCGCGCATCAGGCGTAGATTTAGCCACAGTAACTAATGACCTTGGCAAAGGCTATGTTGGTATTACTCGTGGGCTTATCAAGTACAACACAGGACTTACAAGGGCAGAGCTACAGACCAAGGGCTTCAATGAGATTCTAGGCATCATGCTGGCAAAGTCAGCAGGAGCAGCACAGGACTACCTCACAACTACATCATTTAAGATGGACACTTTGGCTCTCGCATCAGAGAACGCCAAAGAGACAATTGGTAAGGGCTTGGTTGATGCCTTCGCCCGCATTGGCGGTGGCACAGAAGCTAAGGATGCTGCCAAGGCAATCGACAACATTGCTAAGGCTGTAAACGGGGTAACGCTTGTCCTAGGCACAGCAATCGGCTTGGTCAATAAGTTCCGTCAGGGTTACACCAATTTCCTTATGGATCCGCTAGGTACTGGCATGGGTGGCGCTGGTGCGTCATCAACTAATCGTTCAGCTTCTCCAGCAGGTACAGCAGTTCGCCTACGCCAACAGCGCGAAGCAGAAGCAGCCGCAGTCAAGCGAGCCAAAGAAGTTGCAGCCCTCACTAAGAAGCAGGTTGCATCTACCAAAGCACTTACAGCCGAGCAGAAGAAACAAGCCTCACTTAAGAAGTCTGGCACAGTCTTTGACCTAGAGCAGATTCAGATAGTCGCAGCTCTTAAGGGTAGAGTGACAAAGGAAGAAGAACTCCGCCTACAGGCTCAACTGGCTTTGCTTAACGGCAATGCTGATTTAGCAAAGAAGCTCACAGACCAGATTCTTATGGCTCAAGACTCATCAGGTAATCTTGCCAAGTTCTTAGCTGCCTTGCCTAATGCTCGTAACCCATTCGAGTACCTCGATGCTTATCTAAGTTACTTGGCAGGCAAAGCTGCCGCTATTTCACTTGGCACACCTTTTGGACAAGCGCCAGCAAGTGCTGGAGCAGCTCCTTCTATGCCATCCGTACCAGCCACCAATGTGCCTGCTTATCCATCTGACAACATGATTACCTACAACACCCGCACAGGGCTTAACTACAACCCTAATGCTAATAACGTAGTGGTAGAGTTAAAGATTACAGGTGAAGGCGATGTCACCAACGCTATCGCCAAGGGCTTACAGAACCAATCACTATCTACTGGAGACTCTGCCTATATCAACCGCAGAACTGGTGGCTTTGCGGGATGACATTACCTGCACAGATAGCCGTTACCTTTGACTTTAGCTCTGGTGCTACCTTTGGTACAGGCTTCGTCATTGGCTCACCTGATAACGGCGTTATCGGTGTTAATTCATTCGGCTCATCTGATGTAATCATTCCTACAGTTGATCTAACTCCTGACGTGTATAGCATCTCAATCAGGCGTGGTCGTAATATCCTGAAAGACACCTACGATGCTGGCACAGCCATTGTGCGAGTGCTAGACCCTCTCGGCTATTTCAACCCGCAGAACCCAGCCTCACCTTACTTTGGCTATCTTGTGCCTTTGCGTAAGCTGCGCATCTCTGCCACCACAGCCACAGCAGACCACTTTTTATTTAGCGGCTATGTCAATGATTACCGCTACACCTTCCCTGTAGGGCAGGAGACCGCCTATGTGGACATCTTGTGTACAGATGGCTTCCGCCTCTTGCAGATGTCTAATATCGCCACAGTAGCCGATACACCAGCAGGTCAGACCACAGGCACACGCATTAACAAGATTCTAGATGATGTCCAATTTCCTAACTCCATGAGACAGATTGCAACAGGCGATGCCACCTGTATTGCAGACACAGGCACAGTACGCACAACCCTCGATGCCATTAAGAACGCAGAGTTCTCGGAAGGGCTCGGAGCGTTCTACATGAGCCCTGATGGATCAGCAGTCTATAAGTCACGCAGCGAAGTAACAGCCAGCCTTGGCGATACTGCCATCGCCTTTAACCAGACCACAGGCATCCCATACAGAAACGTCAAGTATGCCTTCGATGACAAGCTCATCATTAACGATGTCAGATTCACCCGCACAGGCGGCACAGTCCAGAACGTGTTTAGCCAGTCCTCGATTGACAAGTATTTCCCTCATGGCTTGAACCAAGAGAACCTTATTGCCGAGACAGATGCGCAGGTATTAGGCGCAGCCCAGAACTACGTCAATACCCGCAAGGAAACCACGATCCGTATTGACGAGATGCTGGTGGACTTACTAGACCCAGCAGTACCAACGGACACCCTTATTGGGCTTGATTACTTTGACAACCTAGACATCACAAACGTCACAGAGTCAGGCTCTACTATCACCAAGACATTACAGGCGCAGGGCTTCGCTTGGGATATAACAGCTAACAAAATGCAGGTAGCAATCACAACACTTGAGCCTATTATTGACGGGTTCATATTTAATAGCAGTACATTTGGTATAATCGGCACATCAACTTTGAGTTATTAGGAGCAACATGGCAACCTTTCCAGTCACAACAGGAGACGTATTAACAGCGGCTACCTATAACAGCCTTCCAACCTTTACCATTGGCACAGCTAACACAGCCGACTACACAGCAGTCCTAGCGGATCAGTACCAAGTCCTTGAGATTATGAACAAGGCGACAGCAGTAGCCTTCAAGATTCCTACCAATGCCAGCGTAGCGTTCCCAGTCGGCACAGCCATTACAGTCCTTAACATCGGCGTAGGAACTTGCACGATTAGCGCAGTCACATCAGGCACAACCACCATTTTAAGCGCGGGAACAGTTGCCGCTGCTCCTACCCTTGGACAGTACAAATCTGCCGTCTGCATCAAGACAGCGACAGACACTTGGTATGTGGTAGGCGCAATTGCTTAATCAAATAGCTGCCATTCATGGCATTATGACACCACCAGTTGCTCCAAGCGCGGTTGATTACTTGGTTATTGCGGGCGGCGGCGGTGGTGGAACACAACACGGCGGTGGCGGTGGAGCTGGTGGATACAAGACTGCTAATTCATTTTCAGTTTCAGGATCTATCACAGTTACAGTTGGTGGCGGTGGTACTGGTGGAGTCTACGGCGTAAGTTCTGCCAACGGCACAGTAGGTTCTAACTCTGTATTTTCTAGCATTACTTCAACTGGCGGCGGTTACGGCGCAGGATTCTCAACTTCACAGAACAATGGTGGTGCTGGTGGTTCTGGCGGTGGTGGCGGTTCAACCAACGGCGCAACTGCTGGTGTAGGTGGCGCAGCTTCTCCTTCAGGTCAAGGCAACGCTGGCGGTGGTGGTTCTAAAAACATACTTAATAAGTACGGCGGTGGTGGTGGCGGTGGAGCTTCTGCAACTGGCGGTACTGGCGTTGGTGGAACTGGTGGTTCAGGCGGTGCAGGTGGCGCAGGAACAGCATCTTCAATTACAGGAACATCAGTAACCCGCGGCGGCGGTGGTGGCGGTGGTTGGAACGACAGCACACCAACTAGCGCAGCTGGAGCAGGCGGTGCAGGTGGCGGTGGAGCTGGTGGCTCTAACGACAATAACGGCACAGCAGGCACAGTTAATACTGGCGGCGGTGGCGGGTCAGGTGGTTCATTCACAGTAATCGGCGGTAACGGCGGTTCTGGTGTAGTAATTATTCGCTATGCAGATTCCTTTGCAGACCTTGCATCTATTGGTGGTGGCCTTACTTACTCAAAAACAACTACTGGTGGCTACAAGATTTATTCATTCACAGCAGGAACAGGCTCGGTGACTATCTAATGGCTCACTATGCGTTTTTAGATGACTCTAACATCGTCACAGAGGTTATCGTTGGCAAAGACGAGACAGAGCTTATTGAAGGTCTAACCCCTGAAGAATGGTATGGCAACTTTCGAGGTCAGCGTTGTGTGCGTACTTCATACAATGGCAATATCCGCTATAACTATGCAGGCATTGGTTTTACCTATGATCCAATAGATGATGCCTTCATTTCTCCACAGCCTTTCCCATCTTGGATTCTTAACTCTAACAAGCGCTGGGAAGCACCTTTGCCTTATCCACAAGATGACAAGATGTATGTGTGGAACGAGGAAACTCAATCTTGGGATGAAATGGCATGACATGGTGGTTGTGCAAGGCTGGAGTCCAATTAAGGGAACAGCTAGATGATTCGTACCCAGATAGAGATAGACGCTCCGATGGGTTCGTTGGTGATGTACGACATTCACATCTTAAGTCTGATCATAATCCAGATGCGTCTGCTAAATCAGTTGTGCGAGCCTGTGACTTTGACCGCGATCTCTCTGGAAAGCCCAAGCCCGACCTCATGCCATACCTTGCTGACCAGATTCGACTCTGTGCGAAGTCTGGAGATTCACGCATTAAATACATTATATTCGATGGACGAATTGCATCATCCAAGAGGCGCTGGGCTTGGCGAAAATATACTGGAAGCAATAGCCACAAGCATCATATTCATATCAGCTTTACGAGCAAGGGTGATTTCGATGGCTCGTTCTTTAATATACCCATGATAGGCGGAGAATAATGAACATGAAGAACCCAGCAATCCTGACAGCAGGTGCTTTCCTAGCAGCGTGGGGTGCATCTAACTTTGCACTCGACTATCGCTCAATCCTATGGGCTGTACTAGCGGGCGTATTCGGGTACGCAACTCCTAAGCGATGACACAGAGCGACTTCTTCACCCTTTACTTTGCCACTATCGCCATCATTGGCGGTCTGTCTGGGTATGTCATTACC